CGTCCCTCTAGTGCTTCGAGTTCTTCGATGCTGGCCTTGGTTGCGGCTTTGTATGCACGTTGCATACGGCTGATGGCTACACCTTCACGCTCCAGCAGATCGTTACGGAACTTCTGGGAGGCGGCGTAGATTCTAGCCGTACCGTCGTTTACTCGCTTGAGCTGATTTCCAGCTCGTACCCGTAAAAAGGGTGAGACTTGTACACTACCCCCGGAGTGCAACAATCGATGCTCTTGGACTCTTCACCTTGTATTTTGTTGCGTAGTCTGGTTGACCATGCAAAGCCAGCATCACCGCCCCACAAGTCCCAGGCTACACGTCCGGCTGATGGGAAACCTTCCTCACCAGCGGAGAATCCCTCGGCTTCCTTGTCTACTTCATGCCGTGAGAAGAACGAATACATCCGGAGTATCGTGTCTTCGCTTAGTTTCTCGCCGTTCACGATTTGGTTAGCACGGGCAAGACCTACACGTGTGCCACCGTCCCTGCCTTCTTCTTTCCAAGCCAGAGCCCTGCGGGCTGCTTCAACCATGCCATCATTCGGTACAAACTTCATGTCGTACGACTTTGCCGGGATGGTTGCATCTTGCTGTGTTGTTACGCTGATTGCCGTTGGGTGTAGTTGCCCTTCGTCCTCTGGCACGGCTTCAAGACCAGCAATGCGCTTGGCTTCAGCACGATCAATGATTCCAGCCTTATAGAGTTTCTCGGCTCTATCAGCTTCAGCTTGTAGGTCATCAGCCAACGCACGAACGTTTGATACGTCGAACTGGATGTAATCACCCTCGGCAGATTCGCTGTAATCGGGAAGCAGGGACACCGTCAAAGCGTCAGAGATAGCACGGAGTAGAGGCACCATACCGTCTTCCCATGCAGCCTGCTGGGCTCTCTCGAAGTTGCTGTAGGTGCTACGCTCAAGACCAGAGCCAAGCCCCAGCACCATCGGGTTTAGTCCCATGGCTGAACAGATGCGCTCTTCAGGAACACGTCGTACAGAATCTAACGCAAGCTCAGATGGCGTAAGGGATACACGATCCATCTTGTATGGACCCATCATTACTACGATACCGCCAGCACCATCGCCTGTAAGGTCTTCCCGCAGTTGTCGCTTGACCTGCCTTGCATCGTCTGGGCTTAGATCAACACTCTGGTCTTTGGCATCAGGTCCAACGATGAGGCTAGGCATAGCACCGTTATTGAGCAAACCATAAGCAGCACTCGATGCAACGTTATCGGTGGCAATCTCACGCAGTACGGCTTGAACCGGGGAGCGTCCAAGGCGGATGTCGCTTGGATCTCTGCCGTACCGGATATGCACCATATCTTCAATAGCAATGTCAAAGGAGCGTCCATCGGTAGTGTAGACGTAGTGGGTTAGTGGGTTGATACCGTTACCGACTGGGCGCACCATGTCTTGTGGCAGGTATTGCAAACCGATAGGAACACCGGAACGGCTAGTGCGTACCTTGCGCAAGTAGGCATTGCCGAACAGCTTGTAGTCTTGGAGAACCCAGCCCCATACCAATGATCCGACAGTACCGGGCATTGGTTCAGCGATTACACCGAGTACCGGGTGAGTGTCTAGAGGTTCTGCTTGCTGGCTGTCTACCTTCCGCATGACCTGTGGCAAGGCTTGAGCCCAGTTCCGCACATACCAGTCAATGCCGGAAGCAATGATGCTGTTTAGACCTAAGTCACCTGCAACCTGCCCCCAGTCCTTGTGGCTACCCGGAAGCGCCCTGCGTAGCAAGGATTGCAGCTGACCAGAACCGTAGCCGGTTAGGTATACATCACGGCTTTGAGACAACGGCAATGGTAGTGCCTGTGTCGGGTTGGCTGCGGCTTTACGTCCAAGGAAGCGGTCAAAGATACCCATGCTCCTAGTATCCCACAGGACTAGACTGCACCCCAATAACGCTTAGATCCGCACACCTGCCAAGCATAGGCCAGAGCATCCACTACGTCATCATGCCGACCAACCGGGAATGATAGTAACTCATCCTCAAAGTAAGCCGGGAGGCCTTGGCAATGCATAACCTGTGATTGTTCGTACCGGGCTTCCAGAGGCGCAAAGCGGGTCACTTTGTCACGGTCTGGGCGTATCCCCCGGATAGGCAGTTTCGTACGCCGTAGAAGCTCCTGCACGACAGCCGCCTGATACTGCACCTGTTCAATGCCGATCATGGTGGGTTTCCACTTGTCCGCCATGGCTTCGATGAAGCGTAGCACGGAAGCAAAGTCAGCACGAGTCCGGTTGATGTCTCTTACGTAGATCGTCCCATCTTCACCACGGGATACAACAGCCACCCCCGTGTAGTCTGCCTCGCTCTTGGTACTGATGGCAAGGTCAACACCGATGTAGGTGGGCAAGCCTTCAGGGCAGTCACCGTACCGCAACCACTCCCGCTTGATTCTTGCCCCCGCAGCATCCACGAACTCGGCCAAATACTCCTGCCGGAAAGCGATGCTCGGCAAGGATTCGCCAGCCTTGTCTACTTCGGTTGCATCTATCCACGGGTTAGCGGTAGTAGGCATCTGCCATGCCATCCAGTCCGGATCTACACCAGCCATGCCGTATAAGGTCTTGAAGTAGTTAGAGCCTTTAGGCGTAGATAAAAAGAACGCATCCCCCTTGAAGTCTGTTAGGGTTGGGCGTATGGCTTCCGTCCACGCTTGCTCTAGATGCCGTGCCATGGCGGCCTCATCGATGATGACCCGCTTGTACTTACGACCACGGGCTACCGTGCTTGGATCGTCTAAAGTCCAATAGTCAATAGCCGCCCCGGTTATAAGCTCGATGCGCGGTGCAGGTGTCTGCACTGCTCGCCGGATGACAGGAGCATATATCCGCTTATGATCGTTGTATGCCTCTTCCAAGAGCCTGTAGGTAGGGGCAAACCAAGCACAGGGCAAGCCGTCTTGCAATACCGGGTCACTGAGCAAGTTACCGCCAAGTGTAGTCTTCCCGAATCTTCGACCTACTCAGCCACAGGCAAGGACGTTGTATCGCCTTGCCTGTGCCATTATCACCTGCTGTGCTTCATGAGGTCGGGGTAGTACTAATCTAATATCAGGCATTATGGTTTGTCAGCGTACTCCACGATTACCTTGACAGGTGAACCGTCTGCGCCTGTCTGTTCCACCCTGCTAGACCACTCCTGCTTGTGCTTACGCTCTAACCACCATGCAGCAGCTTGCCATGTGCTATCAGCTGCCTTTTGAATGATAGCCACGTTACGAACCTCGGCATCTGCTTCTGCCTTTTTTATAGCGTCCGCAAATTCCGACTTGTCTCGCAACCAGTTTGCAAATGTATCTTCAGAGATTGCCGCATAAGAGCATGAAGCACGGCGGGTATTTCCTGCCCTTAGTGCTTGCGTGATACGGGTCACTGTTTCATCGTTATACTTTGATGGTTTACCCGGCATTATTAGCCTCCAGTTTGTCTAACCATTGCCATTGAATCTGTTCAGCGATACGAGCGGTCATAACAGGGGGAACAGACATCCCGATTACGTACTTAGGATCCGCATCCATAAAGTCGTAATCTTGTGGAAAAGTCCCGCAGCATTTGATTTCACGAATGCTCATAAATCGTTTTTGTTGAGGAAGTGTCATCTTGCTGCCACTTGCTGAACATATCGTGTTGCACACATCATCGTCGGTAACGAATATTGCATTGAAGCATGAAGGCTTATTTTTCAATCGCATATTCGTATCCGAATATTGCCTGTCAGTAACTCGATAATGTTTCCATATATTGTGATCGTAAGGTGTTGGCTGCTTGTATTGTCCATCGCCTTCTCTTCGCACTTGTCCAAATGTAATAGGCTTGTCATCAAAGTGACATTTGAGCGGTAAAAGATTCAAATCAGAACGCCGAGCGATGAAGAAAGAACGTTGTCGCTTCTGTGGAACTCCCATCGATGCCGCATTGAAAAGGAATACCTGGAGGTCGTACCCGGCTTCATTGAAAGCCGTTTGTATTTCTTTCACGTATCCTTTAGCTGCCCCTTTGAGTAGTCCGCTGACATTCTCAGCGACTGCAACTTTAGGTTGCAATCGCTTTACAAGGGCTATGTATTCAAAGAATAAATCATCAAGCCGTTGTTTTGCTTGACCTTCCCGAAACTGTTTTTCTTTGCCCCAATCTTTTTCCCGGTTACCTGCCGTGCTGAATGATGAGCATGGAGGCGAACCATCAAGGATGTCAAGATTGAATAGTTCGACGGGCAAATCTTCACGCTTACGGAATACCCGGATATCTTCCAAGTACACCATCTTAGGCTTGTGATTTTGTTTGTAGATACGCGCCATCTGCGGGTCAATCTCACAGATACCAAGCATTTCAAAACCTGCTAGTTTGTAGCCCATTGTTGAACCACCGCCACAAGCAAAAGTGCTAAACACTTTGTAGCCGTTGCGGGGCATGATGTAGCCATCTGCTAGATTCCATTCATACGGGTATTTCATTGCTCGAACTCAAATCCACAGCGGGGACAAGAAACAGCATCATCAGAAAGCAATGTGTCTGGATCTATCTCTTTGTTTGTTGCTTCGTAATCGTCAACAGGTCCAGTAAGTGAGCCAATCAAAGCATCAAGGTCAGCTGCGCCATACCCTGTACCTTCCAAGCCAATAGGAGTGTTAGCAAGCTCGGCCAGGATGTCGGTAATCTTGGTTGTGTCATCTTGCCCGATACGGGTAGTGCGGTTGTCTACTACAAGAATGCGTAGCTCTTCTTCCGGTGTAACGTCAACCCATTGAACAGGTACGGTTTCCCAGCCTAGCGCCTTGGCAGCCATGACCCTATGATTTCCCGCTAGGATGTGCTTTGTGGTCAGGTTAGCCACCACAGAGCCGTACCAGCCGTTTACAGCTAGGCTCTTCTTGATGGCTTCCACATCGCCGTTGTTAGCGTTGCGTGGATGATGCTTGAGCAGGTCAATAGCGACCTGCTCAATCTCTTTGTTTATTACTCTACTTGCCAATGAGGTTAGCCTCGATTTCTTCTTTGGTTGCCCATACTAGGGCATCTTTCATTTGACGCTCATTGATGCCTTGCTGTTTCGCCCTACGCTTGACATCAGCGTACAACCAGCGTGTGTACATCTCGTTGTATACAGCCAAGCACCCAGCGCCCAGCAGGATACCAAGGATGAAGGTAATCATTGTTTGACCAGTCCGCTCTGTGGATCAATGGCAACAAGTGCCCAATCGTTAGCAAACAAATCACCAGGGGATAGGCTCAACTCTTCGAGCTGTGTTACCCGTCCCTTAGGGCCATGCAGTTCAAAAGCATTCCACAGTTCGGAATACCGCAGGAATACGGAGCCTCCCCAGTCTTCCCGCCATACTGCGTTACCACCACCAGCCATCAAAGCTTGTACTACATCTCCAAATCTCATCCTATTACTCCCATTCGCATACTTCCCAGTCATCTGCCTTCATGTCTTCATAGGTGAAGCACGTGAACTTGCATTGTGTTTCCAACAGTTCCGCTGTTTGTCGGTCTACAAAACCGTTGGTTGTTGGGTCATAAAAAACAATCCTGTGTTCGTCATCTTCTAACCATGCCTTGCGAGTTATGGGCAATCCATCCAGAAGAGCATCTAAGACATCTCCGAATCTCATCCTATTACTCCCATTGTTATCGGCAGGTGTTCAGCCATCAAAGCCTTGATGGACTCTGCTATCTCCCTGTGTTCTAACTGCGTATCTTCCTGCGTCCTTAGCTGTATGTAATGTATCCAAGAACGTATCGTGCCAGACATATACATCATTGTCGGAGTGCAAAGCGGTAGTACCATTCTTGCAGTCTCCGCAGCAATACCGGCTTTGATCATTTCGTTGTATGCATGGTAGCCACGGCTTACAGCCAGTTCGGCATCTAAGATGACTCCCTGCATCTCGGCATCCAACTCTTTCCATTCTGGCAACAGTTGCGAGCTTTGGCGGTTAGTTGTACCAGCAAGCCTCATCTGCCCCAGAATGGGGTAATCGTGAACCTGTGCATACCTTTGGCTAAACTCTTGGAAAGAGAATGACCGATGCCTAAGAATCTGCGGAGCGATGGCACGGGTTGTCTTTATCTCAACGCACATACTAGCCATCTCAAAGATTGACCAGTGCCCGTGCTTGATGCAGTAGGACAAGAGCCGGGATACGTCTGGGTTGTCTTGATTGGCTGGGTTGCTGACCCTAGCGCAATACCCGATGACCTGTTCCGCTTCCGGTGTAATCCAGATTAGCTTTGTCATCCTACGAAAATCTCCCAGTCCATCGCCAAGACATCAGCAGATCCAAAGGACGCAACCCGGCTGTATCTCCGGTTACCAGCACCATCGAGTAGATACAGGCATATCTTGCCGTCTATCATCTGCAAAAACCATGAAGCGCCATGCCTCCTAACCATGTAGCCAGAGCGCAGTTTTTCAAGTGCTACGCTAAACGATCCGTTTGCCATGGTTTGTACTTCTGCCTGAATCTCTATGCGCTTCTGGTCTAGTATCTGCTTTTTCCAGTAGTTGATGGTTGTGTGATTGTAGCCGAGTAGTTTAGCTGCATCGTGGCATCGCATCCCTTCGGCTACCAGTTCCTCGTATCTTTGCAGTACCACGTCACGCTTTCGATGTGACTCAACGATACTGCACTTAGGCCTTGCCATTATTCGACAATCTCCCAGTCATCTCTAACAACG